ATAATTAAATCAGGCAAATCATATCACATACCAGTTGTAAAAGGTGTTGAAATAAAATCTATGGCAACCTACGATACTGGTAAAAATAGAAGTTCAGCTGATGTACTTAGTATAAATGGTTATAAGCAATCAACTAAATTATCTGCATTAATTAAAACTATATATAAATATGTAGATAGAGGGAGTAAAACTGCAAAAACAAATACAACTAATAGAATAGAAACGCTTACAAATCAACAGGTACTAGAATACTGTAATAAAAACCATAATTGGTTAGTAAACATAAATAACAATATAAACTCAATATATAATAAATCTTCATTTAAAGTTTTAACTACAACAAATTTATCTTTAATTGCATATATGTTAGGTGGAAAAAATCCATCAGATGATGTTTACACATTTATAAAACACCTTTGCGGTTTATCAAAAACAGAAGGAACAGCGACAAGCTATTTATACAATAAATTAATTAATGCAAAAATAAAAAGAGAACCATTAAATTTTTATTGGATATTAGGTATGAGTATAAAGGCATGGAATTATTATATAGATGGAAACCCATCAGTAAAATTTTTTAAATTTAATATAGACCAAAAATTACCAAAAATTAATAAATAAAAACTAAATTATGAGTGCAATAATAAACGGAAGTATAGACATCGCAAAGCTCCCAAAGGAGAAATTTGTAAAGGGAAAAAACGGAAGTGTTTGGTATAATTTTACCATATCGGTAAACGATGAAACCAGGTACGGAAACAACGTTGCTTTTATTGATAGCCAAACAAAAGAAGAAAGAGAAGCAAAGGTTGCCAAAACCTACTTAGGAAACGGAAAGGTAGTTTGGACTGATGATAAAATAACCTTGGCGGAAAGAGAAGACCAGCCAGTTACAGAAAAAGCTGGTAATGATTTACCATTTTAATTAGCCTAAATTTAAAAAGGGTGTGGGTTTTTAACTTACACCTTTTTTTTTATACATTTAACAAATGACAGAAAAAGAGACAGAACAGAATATGTATATGGAATTAATCGCGGAGGATTGTTTTATAGACATAACAAAAAAATTAGAATATCCTCCCGTATGTTTAAGCTATGGCGAAAAGGTTTTACAATCAGATAAAGGCGATACGATAGTACCTATTGCATTGGGTACGTTTGGCAATCTATCTGTTATCACAGCCCCGCCAAAGACTAAGAAAACGTTTTTTGTATCATTACTTGCAAGCGCATTTTTAAGCGGAACTAATATTTATGGTGGTAAAATTAAAGGCCATAGGGGCGATGGAGATTTAATACATTTTGATACAGAACAAGGCGATTGGCATGCAGCCAAAGTATTTAGAAGACCGCTTGATATGGACAACAACATACCAGCAAATAAATATCATACCTTTGCATTGCGGACAATAGGTTTTAAGGAACGTTTGGAGTTTATCGAGTACTACCTAAGAGAAAAAATAGATAAGCCCTCTTTGGTTATTGTAGATGGCGTTGCCGATTTGTTGGCAGATGTAAATAATATAGAACAAACAAACCAATTAGTAAGTTCATTAATGAGAATAAGTACCCAGTATAATTGCCATATAATAAATGTTATACATCAAAACTATGGCAGCCAAAAGCTGGGAACGGGACACCTTGGAAGTGCCTTAGAAAAAAAGGCGGAAGTAGTTATAAGTCTGGAAGCGAACACTGTAAATAAAGATTGGGTAACAGTTAAATGTGGAAGGAGTAGGGGCTATGGTTTTGAAACATTTAGTTTTCAAGTAAACGAAAAAGGATTGCCAACAATAGTAGATAATTTATATGACCCTTTAAAATAGCATGGTACAAAAAACAATGGTTTTGGTTGCTGCAAAGCATAAAGAATGGATAGAAATAGTTTCAAGCTTTGGTTGTAATAAAGAGGTGGCCGAAGATATTGTACAAGAAATGTATTATAAAATACAGCTTAAAGTAGAAAAGGGTTTGGATATAATGTACAACGAAAAAGAAATAAATTACTATTATATATTTAAAACACTACAAACATTGTTCTATGATTTAAAAAGGAAAGGGCAAAAGGTTAATATGGTATCACTTGATAATTTACACCTTACAACTACGGATATAGATTATAATGAGCCATACGAAAAAATACAGGCAAAGTTATCTAAAATGTATTGGTACGATAGAAAAGTATTTGAGATTATAAACGAGGGGGAAAGCATTGCTGAGTTTTCTAGGAAAAGCAAAATACATTATTACTCTTTATACAACACTTATAAAAAGGTAAAAACCAAACTTAAAAAATTGCTATGAGGGAAAAGTTTGAAAAAGATTTAGCAACTGGGAAAATATATGAAAACCAGGCATTAAAATTAATACAAAAAGATTATCCAAAAGCCCATATAATAGATGGGTATTATAAAGAGTGGGATATATATATACCTGAATTAAAAATTGGTGTTGAGGTAAAAAGCGATGCTCAGTATAAAAAAACTGGAAACTTTTATGTGGAGTATTTTTGTAATGGAAAGCCCAGCGGCATAGCAACGACAAAGGCTAAATACTATTATATATATTTAGATGAGCTTTATATATTAAAAACAGATGATTTAAAAGCAAAATGCAGAAAATATCTTAATACAGATAGAGATAAAAAAGGTGGCGATAATATGGCTAGTAAAGGAATAATAATACCAATAAATGAATTAAAATGAAAATAGGAAATATAATACATTACATTACAAAATATACAGGTATAAAATGGCTAGTAGATAAATATCATACCCATTGGGGAACTAAGTGTAATTGCAATAAAAGAAGAAAAAAGTTAAACGAAATAAAAATAGAACGATGGTAAAATTTAGTAAAAAAGATTTTAAAATATGGACACAGTTTAGGGAAGTAAAAAAACAAACACTATCAGATGTTGAGTATAAATTAATTTGTTCGCTGCATGCCGAATATTATAATCATAAATATTACCGACCCTGTACATGCAGCCCAGCAAAAATTAAATCTTGGATAAAAGAGTTAAATATAATTTGGGATAATGGAGAGTAAAAAAATAAATGAGTGGGAAAAAGCTGTTGTGTTTTTATTAAACCTTGATGGCTGGGATTTGGAACATTGTGGCACTGGCAACACAAGATACGATGCAAAGGGCAAAACAAGTAAAGGTGTTGATTGTGTAATTGAAATGAAATTTAGAACAAAGTACTACGAGGAAAAAATGCTAGAAAAAGAAAAGCATGATGCACTTATGGAGTTAGATAAGGATATTGTAAAGATATTTTTTGTAAACGACCCAAAAGGAAACTTTATGTATTACCTTAATACTTTAAAGCTGCCAAAGGTGGTAACAAAGTACTGTCCCGATACAAGTGTTTATACCAAAAAAAGGTTACACAAGCCAGTTTATTTGCTAAAAGAAAATGATGCTGTAAGAATAAATATTAATATTGACCCTTTTTAAATTTTGTTAATAAGTTAATAAATGTTATATTGTGGTATATTAACCAAAACAAAACAAAATGTCACAATTTGAAAAACTAGGGTATTTTTTAGAATACATGATTGACGATAAGTATATAGGCTCAACTATATTAGAAAAACCCGACAGAGAAGAAATAGGCTACTATGGTAGGATAGATGAGGTTGCGGCCGAAGATATTATATTTAGCAGTAAAAAGAAAATAAAAAAAGGACAAGCATTTTATACTAGAATGTACCCTTTATGCGGAAATAAACTTTAATTTAAAAACAAAACAGATGAGAACATTACCAAGGTACAAACAGAATTTAAGAATACAAGGAAACAACGTTTGGAGTTATACTACAATAGTTGCAAAAATAGATGGCTGTAATTTACACCAGTTAGGTTATTGGAGCATGACAACGCAAAAGCATATAAACTATGTGGCCAATTATATGAACTTAAACCTTATTAAAAATGAAGGTTAATGATGCGGCCTGGGAAAAACTTAAAAAACAAATAGAGTTTTATACAGAGGCTGACACATCTATATCAGACATATCGATTAACTACCAGGTAAAAGAAACTAAGAACAGAAATTATTTAAGACTTAACATAACAATAGATAAATGGGACAAGATAACAGGATAGAAAAATTAGAAGCACAAGTTGAGATATTAAAATCACAATTAGAGGAAGCGCAATCACATACCTACATATATGAAACAGATGCTTTGTGGTGTAGTGATGGAGAATTATATTTTGGTTATAATAATGACAAAACACTTGTAATGAATGTAGACCAGCTTTTTAGGGATTTACCATCAATAATTAGAATGGTAACTAAAGAACAAAAGAAGCAACAAGCAATGCACCATAAAATGATAAAAGAAGCATTATGATTTTATTAGTAGATGCAGATAGCTTAATTTTTGCAAGTTGCTATCGTAAAAGGGAAAACCCTGATGATGATATATACTACAAAGATATAGTAGATGCCAGGCATAAATTTGATGAGCAGTTTATGAAAATTGTTAATGACTTGGAGGACAGATATACTATTGATAAGGTATTGACATTTAGTGGCTCAAAAGGTAATTTTAGAAAACTAATAACCAGCAAGTATAAAGCTAATAGGAAAAAACAAGTATTGCCTCCGCTATTAAACGATATGCATGAGTACGTTAAAACCCAGTACGATAGTATTTATGGGTATGGTATTGAAACAGATGATATGGTTGCTAGGTATTGGAAACAAATTAGTGATGAGGTAGGTAGGAATGAGGTTATGATAGTCAGCATAGATAAAGATTACAAACAGTTCCCGTGCTTGATGTACAATTACCATTTTAAACACCAGGTTGTTTTAGATATATCAGAAGAAGAAGCTATATTTAACTTTTACTCACAAATGATTGAGGGCGATACAGCCGACAATGTAAACTACTTTAAAGGCAAAGGAAAAAGGTTTGCGGAAAAATACTTTGTAGATTGTGAAACAAAATACCAATACACTAGGAAGTTATACGCATTATTTAAAAAACATTACAAAGGCAAAGCTAGGTTAAAATATACTGAGTGCTATAACCTTTTAAAACTAAGGACAGAATGAAAATATTAAACCTATATGCTTGTTTAGGCGGAAACAGATACAAGTGGGATGAAGTTGCAGATGTAGATGTTACTGCTGTAGAATTAGATGCGGAACTTGCGAGACTATACCAAGAAAGATTTCCTAATGATAAAGTTATAGTTGCAGATGCACATCAATATTTATTAGACCATTACCAAGAATATGATTTTATATGGTCATCACCACCTTGTCCAACACATAGCAGAGCAAGATATTGGGGCTTTGGTGCTAATGGCAAAAACCCAACATACCCAGATATGAAATTGTATCAAGAAATAATATTTTTACAACACCATTGTAAAGGTAAATATGTGGTTGAAAATGTAATTGCATATTATGAACCAATGTTTAACCCTATTAAAAGAGATAGACATTTATATTGGACAAACTTTAAACTACCTAACAAATTAAGTGAAAGACATTTTGATGGTATGTCACAAGCAAAAAACGAAGTAGATAAATTATGTAAATTTCACGATTATGATTTTAGGAAATATAAAGGAAGCCAAGTATTAAACAAAATAGCAAGAAACCTGGTAGACTATGAAGCTGGTAAAACAATATTAGAAACAGCATTAGGAATAATAAGAAAATCAAATATAAAACAAACTGAATTATTTTAATATGAAAGATAAAATAGTAGAAGATTTAAAAAGAGAATTTGACATAAGAAGTTGCGTAGGCATAGACAAATACAAAACAACACTACAAGATAATAACAATGATGATTTTTTGCAGCACCTAAAAGAAGAACTGATGGATGCAGCATTATATATACAAAAACTACAAAGCAATGGAAAAAAATAAAATAGACATACCGATATTAAAAACACCAAAAGAAATAAGTGATTTGCTAATATCAATTACTGGAGTAGATATATTTGAAAAAACAAGAGCAAGAAACATTGTAGAGCATAGAGCTTTTTTTTGTCATTTATTAAAAAATAAGTTTGACTTAGGGCCAAGTGCTATATCTGCATTTATAAGAACACAACCAAAATTAAAAACATACGACCATGCAACTGTAATACATGCTTTAAAAAAGTTTAAAATTTATAAATCATATAGGGAAGAATATTTTAATACACTTGAAAGTTATTTTGAAATAAGCCCTGATGCAGATTATAAGGAATTACCAAAATTGGAAAGGTTGTTAAATCAATATAAAGAAATTAAAAAAAAATATAACAATGCCAATAATAAAATAAAGAAATACGAAGAGCAATTAAGTGAGGTAAAGGAATTAAGAAAAAAAATTAAATCAGGTTTTACTGAAAATGAAATACTATATAGAGATTTAAACAAAACCCAAATGCAAGTATATGATGAAAGGGCGGCATTAATATTAAAATCTTTTAACTGGCAAAAGCCTAAAAACGAATATGAAATTATAAATTGTTC